ATGGCAACAATTAAATTTTATTTAGACACACGTAGAGAAAAGAAGGACGGTCTATTTCCGCTAAAACTAAACGTCCATAACAAAGGAACCTTCTTTCTCTCTACAGGCTATTCTGCTACACAAGAAAAATGGAATGGGACTGAATTCACCAATAAAGAAGCTAATTATAAAACAAAGAATGCAGCATTGCGCAGAATGCTAAACGATATGGAGAATGCTATCTTTCGTCTTGAAATGGATGGAAAGTCAAAAGAAACATCCGACAAATCTCTTAAGGCTATTCTCGAAAAATATCTGCCAGGATACGTACAAGAAAAAACTAAATTCTTCACGGACTACATGACTGATTTTATAAACCTGAAAGATAAACCGGGAACGAAGACAGTATATACAAGCACCCTCAATAAAATCATTGAATTCGATAGAACTTGTACATTTGATACAATGGATATCGATTGGATGAGGCGTTTTGAAAAACACATGAAAGACTCCGGCATGAAAGTTAATGCCTATGCCTTACATTTACGTAATATACGAGCAGTTTTTAACTATGCCATTGACGAAGAGATAACAACGCTCTATCCGTTCCGTAAATTCAAAATAAAGAAGGAGGAGACTGCTAAACGATCATTAACAGCGGAGCAGGTGGCACTGCTGCGTGACTATAAGTGCGAAGAATATCAGGAACGATACCGAGACATATTTATGTTAATGCTGTATCTAATTGGTATTAACGCAGTTGACCTATTTAATTTAAAGCAAATAATTAACGGAAGAATAGAATATCATAGAGCCAAAACATCTAAGTTATATTCAATAAAAGTAGAACCGGAGGCTATGAAGATCATTGAAAAATACAGAGGTAAAGACTGGCTGATCAATATTCTGGATGAGTATGGAAATTACAAAGACTTTCTTCATCGCATGGGAATTGGACTTAAACAAATAGGTCCCGTTATCCGTACCGGTTTAGGCGGGAAGAAAAACCGGGAGCCGATATTCCCGGAAATATCCAGCTATTGGGCCCGCCACACTTGGGCGACCATCGCTGCCGAACTAGATATACCCAAAGAAACGATTTCTGCTGCATTAGGGCATGAAATAGGATCAGAGGTAACATCAATCTATATTAATTTTGATCGAAAAAAGATAGATGATGCTAATCGAAAGGTTATTAATCGCCTAAACAATGCAAAAAGAAATTAAGATGAAAGGCAAGTATTAAACAGATACTTACCTTTCATCTTAATTTCTTATATCGTAAACTTTTCTACATAATCCTTTAAGTATACTCTAGTTTTCAGTATCTCAAATTTTCATTATATTTTATTTCGCAAATGATATTCTACTTTAGCTTTTACTTTTATTATATCGTTAGAAAAATTTCTTTCGCATAAAACATGCGAGCTTTCCATAAGAATCTCCCTCTATACTATATGGCGATTCATGAGCAATATCATTACTTTTTCCCAACTTACTAGTCCAATTCCCATCTCTTTTCTGCCTTGCAGCATGTGTACAATTATTATAAGAATCAACGTATAATGCTATTTTTGTATAGTCTTCTTCAAAATCTCCTGATTCACACAATTTATACCCTTTCAATTCAAAAGCTTTTATGTAAGCATCAAGAAGCGGACTTTGTTCAACTCCGTCAGGCCACCAATACCAAACTCCATCAAGCTTCTTTCCAGTAGCATCATATTGCATCCATCTATCATCGTAATGGTATGCCCACGCTATACAATTATAGTTTGGGGTTGAATAACTAGTTATGCGAAAGCCAGAATCGTGTACTAATGAAGGAAATAGTTCTATTATTTCTTCTCTTGTTAACTCAAACTTTCCACCCATAATTTACAAGCTTGTTCAATTGTCGTATTAGGATTGTTAGATATTTTTTTATTGTATATTAGGTTTAATGCCCAAACCAAAGGAGAAGGTTCCTCCTTTAACTTTTCTATTATAAATGGAGTTGCTTTCTTGCCCATTGCTATAATTTTCTTAAAATTCTCTTCTTCTATGATTTGATTTGAAAAAGAGTAAATTCGAGTTTTTCTTTCCCACTTCTGATAATAATCTTCAAAAATTTGTTTTAATGCAATATTTGAATAAATATCGCTGTTGGCATTTGAAAAATAATTTGAGGTATTAGGATTTGAAATCTCTGAATTGACATGAGATGACATATCTATATCATTATATGCAAAATTAAAAGCTGTTCCTGCTACAAAAGCAGAAAGAACTAAAGGTTTTAATCCTGTTATCGTGCTGAATTGCATAATTCTATAGTTTTGGTTGTAATATTTTCAAAAAATATAGTGTTTTTAATTTCTCTAAGTTTCTCCAAGCAAGCTTCTAGCAGACTCTCATCATAAATGAAATCGACAGAATCTAGCACATCTATATCTAACATATAAATCAATAGATCATCTGTCGGTTCTGTTGCATGATTTATTATGGCATATGTTCTTGTTTTGGGGACATCTATAATATATTTGAAAGAGTATTTCGCTATAGGAAAAGATAATTGTGATCTTGAAGAAATAGTCAAATTGAAATAGTCTAAAATCTGTTCTGCTGATGCTATCTCAAATCTATTAACAAATCGCATAGAAACTCTCTCAATGCTTATACCACAAAGCGTTGAAGAGAAATATTTTAAGACTTTTATCGATTTCTCTTTGAAAGTATTCCAATCACTGTACTCTTCTTCGTTAGAATAAGTGATACTCTCTGAATTAATCGTGATGTTCTCTTTCTTGTTTTCTGAAAAGTAAGTTATTATATTTACTTTTGTATCTGCCTTGGCTTTAATCATTGATATGCCAGGGGCTGGAGTTCCACCTTCCAATCCTAAAATATTCGCATTATAGTTTATATTCCTATGCGGAAAATGTTTTTTTAATCCACCTTTTTTCTCAGCTTCATAAAATTTTGTAATGTCGAACTTCTCCAAAGCGTTGTATCTTATTTGAAAAACAGCAAGTACAACAGGTGAGTTCTTTAATGTTGGCCACATATCTGTTCCGTTATATTGGTTTATATCCATTGCTTTTGGTGTGCAAAATTAATAATAATAATTATAATCTAATATTTTCAATGTATTATTTTACATTATTGAGGTTAAGATTTCATATATAACACCCTATAGCCTTATACAGTTCTGTCTTTTTATTGTATTAACATTCAACGTTTATCCAAAGTATTGTTATAAATCCATTGTTTTCCATGACTTGTTCTATTTAATGCTCAGAGAATATCATTTGATACTTTTTTTCAGCATTGACAAATCAACAGAATCTATCCCTAATGCTTTTAACTCACATTTATAAATGGTATTTATTTCATTCTGGGCCTTAGATATGTTATATTCCGTATGATAACAGGCGGAGCTTATGAAATATTCATTTTTTGAAATAACTTCAAATAGTAATTCTTTTGCTTTCTCTTTATTTCCAGATAACAAAAAAGAGTAAAATCTAGATTTGAACTCTTCCCCTGATGGGGCGATTCGTTTCTTTATTACTGAAATATTATGAGCCATAACAAAGAAAACTATCATCATTATTAATTGCACAATACCTATTATGATGATGAAAGTAGCGAAAGTTGATTCTGCCATGATATTATATTTTAAGTTTAACAAAAACGATCAATCCTAGTATTACGCATAACATTAATTATATGCATTCATTAATGCTTCTGCTTCTGCCGCCAATGCTTCTACTGCAGCAATACTATCCGCTTTTCGTATTTCATCTGCTACTTCTATAGTGATGTTATTTTTATGCACTAACCCCATTCTTTCTAAATCTGAATTTAAATCATTTGTAAATATATTATCTGAAATTAGAAGTGACTTATACATAGAAGGCTCAACTATAAAAGAAGCTGGTTGATCTACGTTTGTTTTTTTATAGTTTAAATGAAAATTTTCCAACTTAATTGAATCATTATCATCTATGTAGATTCTATAGATATAGTAACCTTTCAGTTCAGCATCAGCACTGTCTACTTGGCTATACTCTATTCGTCTTCCATTTACTGGATAGTCTTTCTCAATCAAAGAGATAGCTACCTCCTTTACTGATAGTTGTTTATTGTTTGTGCAAGAAAATAGAATACTAACTCCTAAAAAAAATGATGCTACAAATAATAGTTGTTTCATGTGTGTGTATTTTACAAGTTAAACAATTACATTTCCATTATACTAACCACCCCGACGACTAAACTCATTGATAGAATATCTTCTTTGGGAATAGAAAAATCTGCATATTCCGGATTATATGATACGCAACGAATCTTATTCCCGTCTTCATATACTCTCTTTATGACAAATCCCTGCGTTGTGTCCAAGACATGCACCTTTCCCCATTGAATAAAGCGAGATTGGTCAATATGCCGACAGGCGATTTCATCTCCTGATTCGAAACGAGGAGACATGCTATCACCTTTAATAAACATCGTGAAGTCATAAGCAGGTATCTGATGTATTAATGGCATCTGTTCACATTGTTCCAATGTAACCCCAATAGATTCACCTGAAAGAGAACCTGCTGCTGCTGTAAGTGGAACTCTAGGACGAGTATTTGCATTTAGGGTCAAATCAGGGTTCAATTCCTCACCCTCTATGGCATCATCTAAATTTACTAGCATATTTCCTTTGCCTGTAAGAAGCCATTCTGCATTAAGTATAGGATATGCAATGAGCGTTTTTTCAATAACATCAGATGATATAGACGCTCCTTTTGACGATACATAACCATTTGCTAATCCGAGTTGAGCCTCGAATTTATTTCTTCCTATTTTCAGTGTCGAGAGAAATTCTTTTAATCTATCCTTTGTTGCCATAGTGAATATATTCGGTGGTATTGTTTATTACAGTATTTACAAGTGTGTTAATAATAGTTTAATCAGTGAATAAAATCGGTGTTTATTTTGATTTACCGAAAATAATCACTGATATTTGCATTCGTAATTCAGTTCACAATAAAACAAACGGATACAAAAAAGGGCTGTTAGAGAAGCGTCCCTAATCCTATCTCTGTTTATTTCGTCGTTTGCAAAGATAGGCAGTCCTTTTCAATTATCCAATGATATGTGAATGTTTTACGACACACAAAACGGTTTCGTGGCTGTTACCGGAAAAACGATATTTGAAAAAGCTCTATTCGAGTAGTTATCTAACAGCCACATTAAGATAATGAAAGAATAGGGCTTTCTTCTTTTAGGAGGAAGAAAAGGATATGGAAGAAGTTAACAAACAAGTAGAAAAAGATCCAATCAGACCTATCATCAGAAATCTGAAAGTAGATGAATCCCACACTTATCCTGCATCAAGGATGTGTGTTGTAAAGTCAGTATGTTCCCAGGTATCGGTAATGGAGAACAAAGTCTTTAAGACTAAGCTAGAGAAACCGATGTTTCATGTAACACGAGTAAAGTAAAAGAATAGCAATAAATGGTACGAAGTGAAATTTTTGAAAATAAGAACGGAGATAGGTATAAAATTGAAATTCAACTTCATACAGAATATTCTTCTATTATGTACCAGTGGGTCGTTTTTGTATACATTGCATCAAAAGGAAGACGCAAATGGATAAGACTGGACTGCCAAGGTGATCGTGAATACATAAAACTAGATTTGGATGGACAAATAAAATTCTATCAGATGTTTATTCTTCGTTTTGTTCCGATGGAATGGATATCTCATGTTCAGGAGCTTATGTTAGCAGAATTAAGTAAGCCAGCGTTTGATAGCTATAATAGTCCAAATAATACCATTAATTGCGTGATACATCAAATAAGGGAGTATGTTAATGGCTAAAGGAATTAGCGAGAAAAAGGCAACTAGAATGAGAATCTTGAATTATACGTGTAGACACTTAATAGCAACTATTATTCTCTGTGTAACCTACACCGTAATGCATCAATTAATAGGATTTGAATCTACTATACTTGTTGGCATAAGCGTAATTATCGCCAAGCAATATTCAGATTAAAAAAATAATTAAATAAAGGAGAACCAACAATGAAAACATTTGAAGAACTAAAACAACTGCTCCTTGATAGAGCGAAAGAAGCCGGAGCATGTCATCAAGGTAGAGCTGATTCATCGGTTAGAGAGTTTTGTTTAGGGCAAACTCCGCTTAATCAAAGCGTAGAATATCGCATTAAAACAGCTGAACTCATGTACAAATACATAACTACAGGAAAAATACCCAATAAGGAGGAATAACTATGGATGCACTAATTAGATTTTATCTAAATTACATTCCCGCTTAAAATGTTTTTTGCAGGTTATTGACCGCTGATAAATGTAATTTTATAACACATTGAAATTCAGTCTCTTACAATGCAAAATAATAAAATAAATTTGTATGAAAAATAAAGAAAAAACAGAGAATACAGTTATAAGCAATAACTCATTCTCAGCAATTGAAAAGGTCGTTGAAGTTCAGCTTTTGAAATTTGCAACGGGTAAGGAATTATGGATTCATTCAGAAGAAGATGGAGAAATAACCTTGAATATGGATGAAGCTCAAAAATTACGTAATTATTTAAATAGTCTTGATTTAAAATAGAAACTATGGGACGCACTAAATTACAAGCAAAAGTAGAACCAGCTCCCAAACGCTGGTTAAATAAGCAGGAAGCAATGGCTTATCTAGGAGTAGGAGAGGACTACCTTTCAAAGCTAAGGAATGAGGCTAAAGTATCTTTCTCACAAGAAGGAAGAATGATATGGTATGAACTTGCAAGTCTTGATCGATTCGTACTTAGGAATAAAGTCATATAACGGTAAAGTAATGAAAGTTCTACCCCTAACATTTATATGGTGCATATCCTTCGTAACAATGGGATTCACCTGTCTAAAACTGGAAGCCTTATTTTGGATTTCCCTGTTTATCCTTTCTCTATGCTCCATATATATGAGTAAACATAGGAAAAGGCTTGAACGAGAAATCGATGAACTGTTCGGAGATAATTAACGATGAAAGGCAACTCTTTAGAATCCGAACTGGAAGAATGCGGGAAACGTGCTGAGGCTATATTAAATCGATTGACCTCTCCACAACTCTCTGCATCAGAATACGATCAGCTACTCGCTGAATACAACAGCGAATTACTGAGATACAATAAGATTGAAACTGAGCTACTACTCGTAGGCATTCCGCCAAGTAAGCGCACAATGCAACAAGAAAAGATACTACGGGAAAGAATGAGAAACTAAAATCATGAAACCAAAAAAAAGTTTAGTGGATGCTGCCGTTAAAGATGGTAGCATGGACAGATTGAATATGCTGTTATCTGCTGCTCATTTATTGAACTGCGAAGCAAACAGCTTAATAGAAGAGGCCGCCGACGTAATGAGAGCAAAAGGCTTGTTACTTGGAGACCTGAAGAAATTACATAATGACTTCCTTAAATGCGCAGACCGGTACCTCAAAGAGTTCTCTACCCTTGTAGTCAATGATCAATCCAAGATGGACATGTTTGAAGACCTGCAGAGTTTTGATACAGCATTTAGAACCTGGGCAAAGGTCCCTGTCGAGTGGGAGCCTAAAGTATTAACTGAGGATAAAGCCTCATAATTAAGTACACATGGATACAGTTTTTGAACAAGTAATAAAATCTCATCTGGACGAAAGATCACACACAGATGAGCTGTTTGCCACGAAATACTCCAATCCGAAGAAGAGTATAAAAGAATGCTGCGACTATATCGATAGCCAGGCTCGTAAAGCTGCCGGCAAAGAAAATAGAGTGAGAATCCCCGATTCTGTTGTCTTTGGATGGGCCATCCATTACTACGACGAAGAAAACATCAAAGTAAGCAGCCACCCCATCTGCCGGGCATCCTCTCCTGTACAGCAGCAAAAGAAGAAACCAACCTCTCCCAAAGAACCTTCTTTGGTACCGGTACATGAATCATCTGCCTCTCCCAAAAAGGAACGCAGCAAACGTAACAAGGTAATTGAGAAAGAATCACCATTTGTCCAACTGTCATTATTCGAAGAATCATGAAGCCGAAAACAGAGTTACAAAAGCAGATAGTCAAACTCAGCGGAAAACTCCCCGCATTGACTGAAAAACAAAGAAGATGGGGAATTATGAATGCGATGGACCATGTAGGGCTGCGCCTAAAAAAAGGTCTGATAACCTGCACCCACTGTGGAAATATCTTCTATGACCTCATGAAGTTGGAAGATGGAGAAATGGATATCTGTCCGAATTGTGGCACCCATCTGAAGATTGAGACCACCACCCGTAAATCATGCCGGGATAATGAATACTTTAATATCATCACCACCTGTCATGGTTTTCAGGTCTTTAGGTATTTCTATATCAGAAAAGAGTTCCATTCCGGAAAGGAGGCATCGTATTGTATAAGGGAAGTCGTCCAGAACTGGATGTCTGCCGACGGGAAATTCAAAACAATGGCCCTGCTTGCAAACATGCACTCGTATTATCGCGATGCATGGTGTCTTGGCACCGACCTTGAAATAAGAGCGAACGACAAAGAGGCTTATCACATCGGCTGTGATGCTTGTTATCCTGTATGTCGTTATCTGCCGGCATGGAAAAAATACGGATTCAAAGGAAAGGTGCATAGTATATACGCTTTTGACTTCTTCCGTCTGATCAGCACGGACAGTACTGCTGAAACCCTCCTGAAAGCCGGACAGTATGATTTGCTTAGAATGTTTTGTGCAGGCAAGGGATATGAAATAAAAAGGACATGGCCTACAATCAAAATCTGTATGCGTAACAACTATGTGGTAAAGGATGCCTCCATGTGGTTTGACTACCTTGATCTCCTGGGAGATGAAGGCAAGGATCTCCGTAACGCTCACTATGTCTGTCCTGATAATCTGAATTCCGCTCATGACTTTTATATGGAAAGGAAACGCAGAAAAGAAGAAAAGGAACGTCGTCAGCGTGATATGAAACAAATGGAGGCACTGAAAAAATACGAGAAGGAGTATGAGAAGCTCAAATCGAGATTCTTTGATCTAAATATTTCTGATGGTAGCATCATCATTGTCCCTTTAAAAAGTCTCGATGAGTTCAGGCAGGAAGGTCAAATCATGCATCACTGCGTATTCACGAACAACTATTTCAGAAAAAAGGACTCTTTAATCCTCTCTGCCCGCATCGGTGAAAAGCATATCGAAACCATCGAGATAGATCTGAGTAAGTTTCAAGTGATCCAATCCCGTGGTGTCTGCAACAGCAATACGGACTATCATGACCGTATCATCAAACTTATTAATAAGAATATGAACTTGATCCGTAATAAACTGACGGCTTGAGCATAAAAACAATAGAGAAATGAATAATAAATGGAAAAACATATTCAGCGCATTTATAGCTTGTATGATTGCTTATTTGTGTGGAGTGTCAGAAACTGATTCGTGGTATATAATCAAGAATACCCCTTCGGAGGACGTGAATGTAATTGGCACTATGCTCTTCGTTTTTGTTGTCTCCTTTGTGGTTTGTGGATTTTTTATTTCAATGTTAGACTGTGATTAACTAATAATGAATTAGAAGATTATGATTAAATGGATTAAGAAAGTATTTGGTATTGCCGAATTGATAGATGAACGAAAGAAAACCAACGAATTGCTTAAAATGATATTGGATGAAAATAAAAGAGTGGCAAATGCGGTAGAAGCATATAATCGCAGATATCATATAAACTATTAATATATAGAGAGAATGAACATGAAAAGAATTTATAAAATACCAGAACACAGCCGGTACATAACAGTTGAGGCAACCGAAGAAGGAATAACAACAATATTTGAGCCGGATGACACGGGAGCCTTTATATGCGAGATAACAGAGGAACTGGAGTATATTCCATCTAAGAATGAACTATCAATCTTTTGGGGAAATAGTAATTCAAAAATAGCCGTCATAGGAAAGCTGAGAGATATTCAACTTGATGAAGATGGATGCGTATTTGAAGCTAATACAGGCTTATGGTATGACCACGCTATCCGCTTCAGAAACTCTGAGCAATACGATAAAATCCTTGAAAGCAATGCCTTGTAAATCTACGAAGTCAAAGCTCAAAGACACGCTAGATAAGGTCTTTAGCGAATACATCCGCTTAAGAGACGTGAGAGAGAACGGAACATTTATATGTATCTCCTGCAATAATGGATTCCCCTACGAAGTAAGCGATTGTGGGCATTATATAAGCCGGGAACACATGTCTACCAGGTTCAGTGAAGAGAATTGTAATGCTCAATGTATTACCTGTAATCGTCACAATAGCGGAAACATTGAAGGATACAGACGAGGACTTATAAGAAAATATGGAGAGTCAACAGTACTCTCTCTGGAATCTGCTAAATATCAGATCAACAAAATGTCCGAAGCTGACTATAGGGAAAAAATCTCCCATTATCGACAAGAGGTCAGACGATTGAAACTAGAGAAGGGATGGATCAATATAAAGGATTCCAAATAAACAACATATGGAACTATTAAAATTATGAATGTCATATATGTGTATTTAATCTTCCGAAAGAAAGGTTACGCATTCGGTTCATTGAGTGCTGTATTCGACTATCTGACTGAAGATGATGTAGGTATCAAGAAAACTACCCTGCTTCACCGGTCAGGCAAACTGCCATTAATCACCCGGAGAGCTATCATTAACAAGTTACCAATACTAAGAAAAAAGAGAAATGACAAAAAGGACTGATTCGAAAATAAAATGCGATTGCCGGTACTGTAAGCATGCCGGCCCCGTAGTGAATTTCATGGTTTCATGTTCAATTCATAATTGCAAGCGATCTGTAGGAATAAGGGTGTGCCCATACTTTGAAAAAGGATGTTCGACAAAATAACAATGAAGGCAACCATAGACATAGCCGACATTGATACGATTGTTCTCCGGAATTATCTGGAACAATGCACGGAAGGTGATGAAGTTTACTATAAATCGACATCATATGCCAACTTTGATGGTTGTTTTATTGAAATTCGGGGAAACCGTTTAAAATGCGCATGTTCAATATGCAAGCTCTACAGCAAGGGAAAGACCGGTAAACTTGACAATAGCCGTCCAATCACCTTCGCGATGTCTGTAAGGACCATAAAGGAACTTCTCCTGCGTCTATGCGTAAAGATCGAAAACGCAGTAGTGACTTACTATGAGATCGGAACAACAATGAAAATGATGCATTCGGCAGACTGCTATATCAAACAGATGGAAGAGATATTTGATCGGACCCTTTGGAATGATGCCAATTTTGATGACTATCGGCAGGCTACGACAAATAAAAGCAAGTATGTCCGCAAAGTTCTGAAGGTTTACGATAAAACATTCGAAGCCGGAGAGAAAGGCCGGAGAGTCGGAGACAACATCTTACGTATTGAAACGATGTACAGGCATCAATCCGTACCAATGCTTGAATTTATAGATTACTACTTCTTATCCAAAATAGGTCGAATATTCTATAAAGATTGGTCAGAGATACGCTTTGTAAGGGAATTATCTGCGTTGAAAGGCATAAAAATCTCCCAGCTTGACAAAGCCAGGGAGATTCACCGGATCGGAGTAACACGATACAAGGAGCATTATAAGCAGATGTATATAGACGAGAAGCTGACAAAAAAGCAATGGGAGACAATTCGAAATTTCGCTAACAACTGGTCGAAAGAATGCGATAAATACGTAGAAGAAACCGGTGAATTGGAGAAAGAATTTAAAGACAAGCTCCTGGCTAATTATCAGATAGGGATTTTTACGCCCATTCGTAAGAAAATATAAACCATTGATAATCAGACAATTATCCAATCATAAAGAAAGCACCATATGGTGCATGAATAATTAACTGGAAATCAATATATTACATTTAAAAAGATTCAAATTTAACAATTTACGGCAACTTGTCCTATACTGCCCGCAGGGCTGTTTGGTAACAAACATAAGAGGGCAGTTTAACTATAACTTAAAAATAAAATATGGATAAAATACATCAAGTATGCAGTGAATGCAAGCTATTCACCAACGAGGACTCATTCGGAGACGGGTGGTGTGAATTTCATCAGAAGGAAACATTCTGTGAAAACGGAGCTTGCGAGGATGGAATAGAAATAACCAATGAAAACACTTTTAAGAATGGGAAAGAAAAAGAAGATTTTGACTAAAAAAGTATATTCCCGGATCACACCGGAGAATTATAAACGATTGGAAACCATAGCCTCAAAATACGGATTCAAAAGCGTATATGAAATTGTACAAAGTTTGATACATTGTTTTCTCCGTGCATCGGACCCTGAGAATGATCCTCAAACAGAAGTCCTTCCTTACGATATAGAATGTATGTTTAATGAACTTTCTGAAGCTGAAAAGCATGTAGAATTTAACAAGCCAAAGCGTAGATGTTCTTGTAAATCAGTAAGCAATGAGTAGAAACAAAACATACATCAAATATATCAATTCCAAAGAATGGAAATCTTTGCGGATTAAAAAGCTCATTAATACCCCTATATGTGAATGCTGCGAAAAAGATGGGAGGATTACAGTAGCTACAGAAGTACATCATATAACACCTGTAGAATCAGTTGCATCAGCAACTCAGATGAAGCAGCTAATGTTTAATTATTCCAATCTAATGAGCGTATGCCATGCTTGCCATTCCGATATTCATCGAAAAATGTTTAGCCACTCCAAAGCCGCAATTAAAGCCAATAACAAAAGGATAACAGAGTCGTTTGTAGACAAGTTTCTAAAATAACAAAGAAAAGGGAATAGTTATTTGCTATTCCCTTAATTGCCTTTGCACGGTTCACAGGCAAAGGCGGTGTCAGATAACAGCTGTATTAACCAACTGAAAGTGAACCGATTTTATTTCCAATATCCTTTAAGGCACGATTAAAGATTTCAAGTTCTTTCTCATTCAGAGTATATACTTGACCTCGGACTTTATACCCGTTAATACGTTGATATAACCATGCTCGGCTCTTGCCAAAGTAGTTCTTTGCAATATACGACACAGGTATTAAGTCTACAATATCATTTATTTGTTCCCGTATTGTGAGCTTTCGTTCTATTGCTTTGACATTATTAGTGATAGTATCAAGAGCCTTATCTAAGTGCTTTCTAATGGCTTCTTTCTCTTCCGGCTTGGTGTATAAAGCCTTCATCTCGTACAAGTGTGCATCAAGTTCATCTCCATGCAAACTATCCATCTTTAACAAGTCTTCTTCTAATGTTCTCATATCATTATTTGAGTTATGCTCCTCCGAAGAGGAGCGATTACTACTTCTTTAATTTCTCTTTTCTTTCAAGGAGTTCTGATATTCTTTCGAGTATCGCATTAGTACGCTCTTCATCATCTTCTTTTCCAATCTCCAGTATAAGTACCTTGCGTTTCCATTCTCTAAGGTTTTGCTTCTCCTTCTCTATTTCGAACTCAATCTGTTCCAGTTCATTCAGTTCTCTCATGACTTTGTTTTAAAAGGTTAATACTTTGTTTATCTGACACTACAAAGATACATAATCATTTGTATATGTACAATAGAATGAGATATTATTAAATAGCTTGATCAAACAAATAGGGATTTCCCTATCATTACCCCGATCGTGAATATTAATTAAAATTAACCATTAATTCATACGAGGGGGTATCATTTTTTTACAGGCCCGTGCTACCCATTGAAACCCACGCCTTCCCTTCCGTGCACACGCGGTACAAATTATACCCGTGGGGGGTAATACGAAAGTGTCACCCATATACGTCAGAAAGCGCGTACATATAAAAAGACGCATGGAAATCTACGAAGATATAGAGAAAAAAATACGAAAAGCAATGAGAGAACAAGGGACTTATTCTAAGGCAATGGAAATTTCCATCTCTCTTGCTGCCGGCTCATATATGGCTTATCTGAAGGCCCGGGACGAAGTCTCCAAATTGGATAAGGTATGCATGACAAGAATCAGCCGCGAAAATAATGAGTATAAAGTGGTCAATCCCGAATTTTCCGTAATGCAGGATGCGGCCGAACAAACCCGCAAGGCATTGCGAGAGTTGCGTTTAACCCGTGCTACCATAGAAGCGGATGATGAAAACGATGAAGTAGACGAACTGATTAAAAAAGTCGAAAATGCTGGAAAAGAATGATCTCATACAGCTAAAGGCCCGGACACTTGAAAGATTACAGGAAGTCAATGTCGAGGATTATACGCTTGACCAAACGGATATCAGGTTGAAGGATTATGTGAAATCAGCGATAAGTCATCCTGACGATCATAATTTGTATGAGCTGTTATCTATCCTTCGCTTCTTTCGTTTGCTGGATGCGTATATTTTCAAACCAACAGAGGTCAAGAAGTTTATCGTATTCTACGAGAATCTAAAATTTTCGGGATTGAAAGGACGCGTAAAGTATCGTCTTACCCCAATTCAGGTATTTCAGTTTGCCAATATCCTTGGTTTTTACCGTACGCCCGAAAAAAGGCTTTGCAGGGACGCCCTATTATTCGTACCACGTAAGTATAGCAAAACGACATCGGTTGCTTCACTGGCAATATATGATTTACTGTTCGGTGATGCTAATGCGCAGGCATATGTAGCTGCAAATAGCTATGATCAGGCTCAGATATGTTTCGGAGAAATAAAGAATATTTTGAAGAGTCTTGATAAGCGGTTTAAAAACTTCAAAATAAACCGGGAACAGGTATTTAGCAAAAGGCGGGGAAGAACGTCTTTCGCCAGATGCCTTGCGTCGAATCCCGACAAGCTGGACGGACTCAATGCGTCCACCGTTATTCTTGATGAATTCAGCCAGGCGGATAGTGCCGAGCTGAAGAATGTCCTTACATCGTCTATGGGTGCCCGTGTCAATCCTATGACTATTGTTATCACAACAGCCAGCGATAAATTGGAAAGTCCGTTTGTGAATATGCTCAATTCATATAAGGCGGTACTCCGTGGAGAAGTAGAGAACGACTCCATCTTTGCGCATATCTTTGAACCGGATGTTAATGATGCCGAAGATGATCCGCACACTTGGGCAAAGGTACAGCCTCACCTGGGAATCACAGTACAGGCGGATTACTATGAGAATGAGTACAGGAAAGCCCAGATGACCGCAGAGGACATGCTTACTTTCAGAACCAAGCTGTTGAACCTGTTTGTGCAGGATGAGGCTAAAGTGTGGTTTACTTCCGGAGAAATAGAGGCTATGTGCAAAGACGACAATGATTTGAAAACACTGAAAAATCGTCCGGACGCGATGGTCGCAGTCGATTTGTCCGTTTGTGATGACTTTAGTTCTGTAAGCTATAACATTTACTTGCCTGAGATCAAGATGTTTCATATTCACAATGATTATTACTTCCCGCGTAAAATGCTGATATCTCATCCGAATCGTGAATTATACGAAAGATGGGCGGCAGACGGATATCTTCGATTATGTGACGGAAATGTGATAGATTACCGGATGATAGTAAATGACATCAATGCCCGCAACAGGGAAAGCGTACGGATACTTAATATAGGATATGACCCTTACAAAAGTATGGAATTCGTGAATATGATGGGTGCCAGTGGTGCAAAGAAAGTGCTCCAGCCAATAAAACAAACCTACGGGACATTTACCAGCCCGGTTGAAAGTTTCGAAATAGCAGCAAGGACCGGACGTGTTACCTTTAACTACAATCCGATCAACTGGTATTGCTTCGGTAATGCTGTCATTGACGAAGACAGGCTGGAGAATAGGAAGCCCATTAAAAAATCTCAGAATGCTAAAATAGACGGTGCTGTGACATCGGTAATGACCTTTTACTTATATAATAATTTCAGAAAATGAATAACAGCTTAAAGTTTTGGAAAAGAAAAACGGATACAGCACCCGTTGAAGAGCCTGTCAAGGAGAGAGGATACTTCGAATCTGTAGCTTCACCAGATGTAACAGTACGCAATATAGCTGCAAAAGCTCAGACAGTTGAAGGACCGGAAATGGCGATGAAGCTGGCGACCGTATATCGGTGCGTATCCATACTTAGCGGTAGTATTGCCTCCCTGCCTCTGCAGGTGAAAAGAAAGAAAAACGGCGTCTTCATGGTGGATGAGGCCAGTGAACTCAACTACCTGTTATCTGTTGCACCAAACAGCAGGCAGACTGCATATGAGATGATAAGAAACGCCATCATACAGACAGTAAATCTAGGGAACGCCTATATCTATCCGGACTGGTCGGAAGGAGAGCCGAAAAGTCTGACATTACTGAGTCCTGGCAGCGTTACTTATGATAAGTTTTTGAACTTCTATATCGTAAACGACCCCATTAACGGTATATATAAATCTCTTGAATGCGATGAAATTATTCATCTTCGCAATATAAGCCTGGATGGCGGATATACAGGAGAGAGTACAATCCGATATGCCTCCCGGATTATGAGTGTGGCGTACAGCGCAGACGAGAAGAGTCTTGATATGTTTCAGCCCGGCAGCACATATTCGGGATTTATCAGTGGTAACGACGATGATCAGACAACCGGATACGAACAATACAACGAAACCCAGCTGAAGGATGTTTCCGACCGTTTCCGGGAAGAATTGAGATCCGGTGAAAGAATCACATATCTTCCCGGACAATTAAGATTCAACCAGCTTTCCATGTCCCCTGCTGATATACAGCTGTTGGAGAAGCAAAAATTCTCTGTTTTAGACCTTTGTCGCTTTTATGGTGTCCACCCTGACAAAGCATTTGCCGGACAAAGTCAAAATTATAAAGCCAGCGAGATGAGTCAGGTGCAATATATGACTGATACCATCCAGCCTTATTTGCGGCAAATTGCAAATGAGTTCTTTGTGAAATTAATCCCCAGGAGTGTTGCCGCGAAATATCGCATTGAATTTGATCTGGAAGCATTCTATCAGACTGACTTGGAAACGATGGCATTAAACATGGAGAAGTGTATCCAGTATGGAATCTATACAGTGAATGAATACCGCCAAAAAAAAGGAATGCCGCCTGTGGATGGAGGAGATGTCGCAATGATTAGCTGCAACGTAGCTCCCATCAACAGTCCGAAAATAAACGGTGAAGTGTTAAATAATAGCAATAACGGAGATAAAAATGAGGAAAAACCGCAAGAAGTGCCACCCAAGAATAAGGAAACGTCAGCAGTATAAAAGGAACAAGCATGGAAAATTTGGAAATCAGAAGTTTTGGCGGTGAGGCATCTCCCAAATTGGTATCGGAAAGAACAATTGAGGGATATGCGGTAGTAGTTGGTCAAGAGAGCAAATATATGTATGATCCTGTATTGCGTAAATGCTTTATTGAAATCATAGAGGCAGGAGCTGTTGACGAGGAACTGATCAAACGCAGTGATATCAGAGCGCTTCTGGAACATAACAGAGAAAGACTCCTCGCTCGGAGTGGCATGGGAAGCGGATCGCTGAGACTCCACTTGGATAATTACGGTTTGGGGTATGCTTTGGACGCTCCTGATACTCCTGATGGAAAATTTGCCGTTGAAATGGTGAAAAGAGGAGATTTGTTCGGATCATCTTTCGGATATCGGACCGATGAGCGGAAAAACGTCGAATGGATAAAACGGTCTGACGGAATTTTGCTTAGAAAAGTGCATAAAATTGATATGATCAGTGAAATAAGCATCGTGGCAAGCCCGGCTTACATCGGAACACAAGTGAATGTACGAAGCATAGAAGACACCTTCGAACATCCGGACGAGAGTTATAAAAAAGAAATAGAAGAATTACGTAAACTATCAAAATTTTAATCATGAAAAAAGAAATCAGAAGAAACAGAGCGAGAATCGCTGAAATCAATGCTCGGTTAGGCGAAATGGCCGACTTATTGGACACCAATAAAAGAAGCCTGACACCGGATGAAATTACAGAAAAAGAGGCTTTAGTACAAGAAAAAGAAATTCTCCAATTGCGTACGGCCCGTATGGTAAATGATGAAGAACGTGTATCCGAACAGGAGATGCGCTCGGAAGTCGCTTTTGCCGGAGCGGTTGCCTCATTTGTGCACAACCGTTCTCTTCCGGAAGGATGTGACGGAATCATGAATGGAAATTCCATCGATATTCCTTTGACCCGTGCCGCTACAATTCAAGACACCACCACCGTGGCGCCTCTCATTCCGATGACCATCGGGGAAATCATCCAGCCTTTGGAAAAAGGCTTAATCTTGGGTAAGGTGGGGTGCAAAATGCAGTACGGTCTTGTAGGTGACTGGGTATTGCCTGTTGTTGCCGGCATTGAAGCTACTATCGAGGATGAAAATGCGGAGGTAGCAGACACCACAATTGACATCTCTAAAATTAAGCCGTCTCCCAAACGGGTATCATTGGCTATCCCCGTAAGTAATCGTGCGATAGATCAGAGCAATAGTGCATTGCTTGAAATCGTACGTACCCAAATGACAATGGGATTAGAGCGATTGCTGAACAAATGGATGTTCCAGACAACCAAGATTACCTCAAAGGCGTCTGATGGTTGCTTTGTAGCTGCTACAGCTGCCCCGGCAGTTACTACCGAAGCGGGTGCTGACTTTACATGGAAGAATGTGGTGGCTTTGAAGGGAGCTGTATTAAAAACAGGCGTCGTCTTTGACGGAACAGCAGCCTATGTCTGTTCGGCAACGACTTACGCTGAACTGGAAGCTACCCCGAAAGATGCCGGCAGTGGTTTGATGATTCTTGAAAACGGGAAAATCAACGGATATCCGGTATTCATGACAGAATACATTGGAGACGGTGTTCTTGGATTCGGTATATTCAACTACGAACTTGTGGGGCAGTTTGGGAAAATGCACATGATAGTAGATCCGTATACAGGTGCAAAGAAAAACCTTATCTATTTCGTACTGAATACGGATTTCGATATGCTGACTGTACGTACGGAGGCTTTTGCCATAGCAAAGAAAACTCCGAAAGCTTAAAAACATAGGGACGGCAGCCCCGTCCCTTTACTTCAACAAGGCATGAAACAGTATATTACCCTAGAGGAAGCTAAAATGCAAATTCCCGGATTTGTGGATTATGGAGAGCAGGACGAGTATATAACGGGATGCATCCTGGATGCCCAGGCCGCACTTGAAACCCGCCTGCAATCTCCTCTATCAGAATATGAGGATGAGCAGGGATGTATTCCCAGAGATTTGAGACGGTCTATCCTGATAACTATCAGTGATTTCTATGATAACCGTTCCGATATTGTGTTTTCTAAGCCTTACAGCATAGGAAGAGCTGCCGCATTGTCGGCTCCATTTATAAAATTCAGAGGAGCAGAAGAGGATGGTACCACGTGAAAGAATAACGTTCGAAAAAGAAACGAAGGGGAAGAATCCCAACGGATCACCTCGGAAGTCTTACGATCCAATCCCGGGATTATCAAACGTACCAGCGGAAAGACGGAAAGCGCAGCCGAATATAGGGGATGGATTAAATGCGAAGGAGGAATTCATTGATATGAAAATTGTGCTATGGTGCAGATTTCATCAAAAGATGATGGAGGCTTTCCGCATCGCGTATAACAATCAATTTTATCGGATAATTGACATAAACAGGAAATATCAGGATAACAGTTGCCTGATAACTTGTATAAAAAGCGATACGTAATGGCTATACTCACAGTCAAGCAACTTGATACGAACAAGGTTAAAGACCTTGTGTACGGTCTTGAAAACTTCGAAAAGGATAAGACTGTACGTGCCGGTTTATACGCCGGAGGCTCTATTCTGCAACGAGGTGGAGTGATGAGGCTGAAATCACGCATGAAATCTCCTTATGGACATAAAGGAAATCTTATCAAAGCTTTTCGTGTACGAGTGAAGAGAAAAAAACTAGGGGTATTGTCTGGATTTGGTTATCCGATAGGAAATCATAGCTGGCTTTTGGACCAGGGAACAGGAATTCGCCGCACCAAGAATTACGCCCGTAGAGGACACGGACCGGCTTTGCGTTATTGGGAAGACACTCGGGCAGAAGATGGAAGTAAAGCCATGAATGCGGTGATGGACGGGATAGTACGGGCAGTTGAACGAATGGAAAATGGTAAATCATGAAAATTAGTCATTACGAGGCATCGAAGGAAATCAGAGGCGTATTATTGGATGATGCGTCTATTATGGAAGCGGTCGGTGATAATGTTTTTCCGCTTGTAGCGGACGAAGGAACGGAAGGAGACTATATCACCCTGCAACGAGACGGATTCATACAGGATACGACCAAGATGGGAGTTGCCAGAAGAGATCCGTATGTATATGTCTGCGTAGTGAGTGCCGACAGCCAACGGTCGCAGGATATAGCCGGACTGGTGGTTAAGGCTCTTGAAGGAAGATATACGGATCCGGAGATGGAGATACGCCTGGAAGATGACACAGAGGAATATGAGGCAGGAAAATATATACAAGTCATGAAGTTTTTAGTGAGACTGTAACGAGAGTGATTAATATAGAATTTTAAAATAAGAAATTGAAAATTATGGCAAAAAAGTATGATTCAAGTAGTGATATGATCGTTGGTGACAGACTGATGGTCTATATAGAAAGTACTCCGGCGGAGGGTGAGAATCCGGCAGTTATGACACCAATTGCGTTCGGCACGTCATGCGGTATTGATATTTCGGCGGACACTATTGATACGTCAAACAAGATGTCGGGTAATTGGAAGGACTTTCTAGTAGGGCAATTAGGGTACACGGTATCTTGTGAAAGCATGTTGTCCTTAAAGACCGGACACGCCTCTTTTACCACACTTAAAAAGATGATGGTAGAGCGTAAGCCTATCCCGTTCGTTCTTGCAAAAACGGAAGAAACTGACGGGGATTTCCCAAAGGGAGAAGAATACGTTAAAGGGAAAGCAATTATTACTTCCCTGTCTCTGAAAGCGGATAATGGTGCTATTTGTACAAGCTCCATATCCCTACAGGGTACAGGACCTTTGGAAGATGGAGTTGCATAAGGAAGAAATTAAAGAAATATCAGTAAGGCGGTCCCATGATGGCCGCCTTTTTTAATAGCGGTACAATGAAAATTGGATTAACAATAAAATCAATCGTTCGCTGGGAGCAACTTCGGAAGAAATCATTCTCCCTGATGGATTATTCAGACCGGGAAGACGTAGATGCCCTACTGTACACGACAACGATCTGTAACGGCGAAGGGGTGATGTATACTCTCGATGTCTTCCGGAAGACCCTTTCAAATGAAAAATTGGTGCGAGAGATGGTATCAAAGTTAGAACGGGAAATAGCAGTATTAAGCCAGTTTCAAAAGAAACAGGAAAGTACGGGAAAGGGTAGTAATGAGGGCACCCCGGAAATGATAGGCAGTATTGTTTCTACACTTGTTATGTCCGGATTAGATGCGTATTACGCATTCAACGAAATGGAATTATGCGATCTTCCGCTCTACATAGAAGCGTATGAAAAAAAACGTAAAGAAGACATGGAAAGTGCAAGGATGTGGACATACCTCACCATTCTCCCGCATATCGATGCCCGAAAGATGAAAAATGGGGCAAGAGATCTGATTATATTTCCATGGGAGGAAGAAGAAGTGAAGAAAGCCGCGGAGCGCGTAATGAGAGAGAATGAGGATAATTTAAAGAAATTCCTTGCTGGGGAATTATTTGATATAAATAAAGTAAACTGGTCAAAAAGAGAAGAATAATGGCAGGACGTTTAAGTTTCAGTATAGCGATAAATCTCTTAACAGAGAATTTCAAAAGAGGAACGAATCAGGTAAAAGCAGCCTTTCGTTCTATGCAGATGCAAATCCTTACCTTCGCAGCAGCACTTGGTGCAGGCGGACTCGGACTAAGTAACCTTGTTTCTCGTTTCATTGATGTAGCCCGAGAAACAAACCGTGTTACCACCGCATTGAAGAATGTCTCCGGCACGATGTCCCAATATGCGGATAATCAGAAATATCTGCTCGATCTGGCTAAAAAATACGGATTAGAGATTAATGCTCTGACAGCTAACTACGCAAAATTCACGGCGGCTGCTTCCATATCCGGTATGTCCATGATCGATCAACGAAAAGTATTCGAATCCGTCTCTCGGGCATGTACGGCCTTCGGTATGAGTGCGGACGACAGTAATGGAGTTATGCTTGCATTATCCCAGATGATGAGTAAAGGCAAGATCAGTTCCGAGGAATTGCGTCTACAGATGGGAGAACGTCTTCCTGTTGCTCTTCAGGCTATGGCAAAAGCTGCGGGTGTTTCTGTTGCTGGTCTGGACAAGTTGCTCAAACAGGGTAAACTGATGAGTAAGGATGTGCTTCCTAAATTTGCAGAGGCACTTAATGAGATGATTCCTAACGTTGATACTGATAACTTGGAGACATCTGTAAATCGCCTGAAAAACGTCTTTACAGAGTTAGTGAACGGCACGGATATACAAAGTAAATATAAAGCTCTGATAGACTGGCTGACCAATATTGTTAAATCGGCTGCTGACAATATAAAAAGCATTGTTACCTATCTTGTTGCAGCTGTTTTAGTCATGGTTACAAGTCGGCTGGTCAATAAAATTATTTCCTCTATTGCCAAAGCCGAGTTAGCCGCCAAGTCAGCAGCACGTCGGGCGGCCAAGGATGCAGGACAGAAGTTTGATGAAGTTGCATGGAAAGCGCAAAAGGCCGGTGCTTCTATCAGAATGGCTTTCAGCAAAGCGATGTTATCAATTAAGGCAACTCTCATTTCTATGGCTCCAACAGCAATACTTGCGGTCATAGGGGCTATCGTTGCTAAATTTTATAATGCTTATAAAGAGTCACAACGAATAAAGGGCTTGTTTGACAATTATCTGAATCGAATGAATCATGCGGCAGAGTCGAACTCAGAAATTGTAAAAGTTAAAGCCTTGTTATCAGAGTACAATAAAGTTAATTCATCATTAGATTACAAAAAACAAATATTAGGGAAAATCAATGGTATTCTCGGTACTGAGCTAAAAACCAACCAAGATGTAAACAAAGAAATATCTAAACGCATAGAATTGCTTGAAAGTGCAGCAAGAGCCGAACTAGCAGCAAAAGAAGTAGCAGAAAGCGAAAATGAATTACGCAAAATAGGCTCAAAATCCTACAACGGGAAGACAGTACAGGAATTGGCTCCTGATTGGGAAATAGCTTGCGGAGATTTGGTTAAAGAAGAGAGGTTTAAAGCAAAGCATAAAGTGTCAATGGTTGACGCTATAGGATTTGAAAATGGCTTAAAGGATGATTTGAACACTTATATTGAATTCTCAAAAATACTCAGTGATGCGAAATTGAGATTAGGAAATGAGATTTCTAGAAGCACAACAATTACAACACCAACAACTGATCCGGACGATGACAAAAAGAAAAAAACTCATCTTCAGAAACAGCAAGAATCTTATGATAAACAATTTGAGGAGCTAGGCGCTGAGTTAGAGATCGGAAAGATCACTCAGGCAGAGTATAATAAAGCCCTGGGAGAACTGAACATCAAGATGTACGCCCAAGCCAAAGGAACAGGTGATAAAGAAGTACTTGAGAGTCAATATTTTCAGAATCTTAAGACCGCTGCTGAGAAAGCGATAAGAAATCAAGATAAGAATGCCGCTCTTGTTGAGTTTGAGAAGGTGCAGAAGGATTACAATACAAAGGTCAGGGAAGCCCAAGCACAGCAAGCCAAAGGTCTTATCTCTCAGAAAGAATTGAATTCCAATATAGTTTCACTTTCCGTTGAAGCGGCTAAATCTGCTGCTGGCATTAAAGGCATTGGAGATGAGGCAGATGTATTTATTTCAGTTATGCAGCTGAATGCAAAATTACTTGCTACTGCAGTTAAAATAAAGCCTCGCGATACAACCTTTGACTACAAGAAAACCAAAGCTGATATCGCCTCTGAAAATCTAGACAAGGCAAAAGAATTAGCAGATAAATACAAAGAGGAAGCAAGAATCATCGGAGAAACGCTGTCAGATGAAATCGCCAATGCTATGGCCAACGTTCCATCAATGGAAGAAGCATTAAAGTTAGCGCAAGTCCAGGAAGACATTAAGAACTTCGGCAAGGAGTTAGATGAGTCATTGTATTCAGGTGTGAAAGATATTGCAAGCGGTTCCGATCGGATAGTTAATGCTTTCAGTAATCTTCGGGATGTAATGAATGATGTTGATGCAACTGAATGGGAAAGGATTATGGCCATTTGGAATACGCTTACTAATGTGATTGATTCGTTTATGTCAATCTGTAAAATGATTGAAAACATTACAGAGCTGACTAATAAACTAACTAAAGCAAAAGAGATAGAAGGGGTTATCGAGAAACAAGCGTCAGACAAAAAAATTATAGGAGCCGTTAAGGAAATGGCTGTAGACACAGCGTCTGCGGAAACGAAAAAAGCAAATTCACGCGGAGTAGTTGCAGCTAATACAGCGGAGGCTGCAACAGCGGCTGGAAAAAGCGTAGCGGGTATACCGATCGTTGGTATAGCATTAGCAGCTGCTGCTGTTGCCGGTATCGTTGCTCTATTCGCCACCCTTCCTAAATTTGCAAGGGGTGGTATTATTGGTGGCGGCCCTACTTCGGGTGATAAAATGCTAGCCCGTGTCAATGCCGGTGAAATGATACTCAATCAGGGACAGCAATCCCATTTATTCGAAGCGATTAATTCTGGAAGATTGGGCGGAGGTGGAAATATATCCTCATCGGTAACAACCAGGGTCCGGGCAAAGGATCTGATTCTGACTATCAACAATGAACTTAAATCACAAGGGAAAAAGCCTATATCATGAGCTATAGATTAATATATACAGTACCATTCGCTTCGTTAGAAAATATACCTTGCGTAGTTGAAATAGAAAAAGAAAACTACTTCGGTGAGATCACTGAACTCCAAGGTGGTTCTTCTCCATTTACAGTTGATATAGCGGACGAAGATTTTCTATATATTCCTACTCGGTTCAGCACAGCTAAAATATCCATTGTAGGGAGTGATTATCTACAAAGCCTGTTCTCTACCGCCTATCAGCAATACCGAGTAACGTTTAAAAAGAATGGGGTGGTTACCTGGTGCGGATTTATCAAACCGGAGCTTTACACTCAGGATTATAGCTCCAAAACATTTGAATTAGAATTAGAATGCATGAGCGCCATGTCTTCACTGGAATTTATAGACTATGAGCAAGCGAAAGATACTAGAGAATTTATATCTTTTTGGGATATACTAAAAAAATGCATCTCTGCGGCATCTGGACAATATACCGCCGTGTACATTCCTCATGTTTATGCGAAAAATAAAGCCGATTACGATATGCAATTAAACATATTAGAACATCTAACGGTTAGCGAACAGGACTTCTTTGACGAAGATGATAAACCTATGAAGTTAAAAGAAGTGTTAGAAGAAGTCTGTAAGTTTCTTAACTGGACCTGTGTTGACTGGAAAGGTGAATTGTATTTCGTTGACATAGATCATAGTGGAGAATTTTATAAATATAGTTCTGATCTTTACAATAAAACAGGAAATGTTTCACCTGCCTTCATTAACATTCAGAAAAAAGACTATACAGGAAAGGATAATACGTTAGACATTCTCCCTGGATGTAATAAAGTTACGATAAGATGTAGCAATTACCCAGTTGGCGAACTGGTATTGGATGAGGATTTTGAGAGTCTAAAGCAATTAAGTACTATTGATAATTCAACGGGGGCACGATCTTCTCGAAGAATTTTCCTCTCTCCTAACCGGTGGAATATGTATTTATATGATGGAGATGAAGTCATTGGAAATGACGAAATTGAAAACTATAAAGATAGAGCTAGATCATTAGAAGGTGCAATACTAATGAAATGCTGTGCATATAATCAACATCAGAACGCAGGCGGCGAATGGATTCCTGATATTACCGATTATTCATTTAGCAATGCTATTCAAATAAGGTATCCTGAAAAAGCGCATAATCCAATAACGCGCGATTTAACCAAGGTGATGTCGTTTAAAGGTCCATCAGCTATTTATGCTGACTCTGCAATATCTATCTCGTACTTATTGAAATCTTCCGCAGATTCAGATTTAGGAATTTTAGATAACAGCCGCGCCACTCCTAATGGTTTAATTTATTTTCAGGTAAGAATAGGTGACAGCTATTTTGGTTCAATATATGGAACCGATCCAGAGTGGCAAAAAAAGCCTAATTACGTGTTTGCTGTAAATTTAGATAGTAAGAATAATGATAGATCGCAAGATTACATAAGCGTAAAGAATCAGAAAACTCTTTCTATGCCTTATTCTGGAATAAACGGTTTTATAATACCAATAGACCAGCCATTATACGGAGAGTTCGAATTTACAATGTTTTGCCCTAAAGTAGATTATGACAGTCACGTATACCCAGAACCGTTTAGAGGAATTATATTAAAAGACTTCAAAGTTAACAGTAAAAAGAAAGATGGAATAGAAGAAGACAATAGCAATTCTGACCGTATTTATGAAAATATAATCAACGAAAATTATATTAATGAACTTGATGAAATAGAATTTAAGATTTCATCATATAATAAAGATGGAGCTTGCTATAGCAAGGTAATGATTAGCGAGGACTACTTGACCGACAATCTTTATTCAGTCATAGAAGAAACTACAGTCCGTCCAGAAGAGCAACTTATTCGACGTATTATCAAACGTTATAATGCCCCCCGTATCAAATTAACGCAAGTAATAAAAGCGTCATCCGATATAACTCCTTTATCCCGCTTGTATGACAATTATATGGTTAATAAGAAATTCATCAACGCAGGAGGCACTATCGACTATAAGATGAATCAATTTCAATGTATAATGATAGAAGTATGAGTAGTAACATCGTCATAAAATCAAGAGCAATTCCTGCCAGTTCCAGGTCGAAGAATTATCGTAATGGTACTGTTGTACATACCGGTGGTGGCGGTAGTAGCTCATCTTCCTCCGGCATTGGTTCTGCTGATACAGGATTGAGCAAGGATATTCACGTAAACGCACCAAAGACCGGTCATGTAAATCCGGGAGAAATCCTGCGTAAAGGTATGGGATACGAACAGATATTCCGGAAAATGCTTTATGCGCCTACTCCTGCGACACTAATAGGTAAATTGTCAACCGCTAATGATGTTGAGTTCGGATCAACCAAAGGCTTCATTACATATACCGCCACCCGCAACGATAATGGCGCAATGATCAAAGCATTCTACGACGACAAGGAAGAAAACGTATTGGAATTCACTGGTGATCCTGCCGGTGTTCAAACTGCAACAAGGCAGTTACAAGGGAACTACACTAAAGGAGAATCCTATACTGCTACAGTCATATATGCCGCTTCTGAAGACGGAGATATAAAAGAAACGATTTTGACCAGCAAGATCAGCGTGAATGTACATAGAAAATGGTTTGCAGGCGTATGTTCCTCTATTCCTCAGTCATCTGCTGATGTGCGGGCACTAGGATCTAACGGTCTGTATAGTGGCCCCGGTACATTCAGGTTCTCCGCATCTAACTGGAAGATAGTATCCGTGTGTATTCCTGCTGATAGCATTAAAGAAATCTCTATAGCATCATCATACGGCAATTTTATAGAGAACGAGAAAATATGTAAAGGTCCGATTTCTATTTCTGTAGAAGGAGCTAACAGGAGCGAAGCGATAGATTATAAAATGTGGGTTATTCAGACACAGGGCTTGAACGACCCGGATTCATTTACTTTTAAAACGATTTGATATGGTAAAAATAAACGGAAGTTCTTTCCCGCACCAGTACAGACGCACAAATTCTTTTCCTATTGATTCAACGGAAACGTGGACTACCATAGAGGACGCGACTGCTTACGCACGCAATACGGACACAGAGGCATATTTGCCTTATTCCGGTCAAGTAATATCTATAGAGGGCGAACAGAGTATATATGTATTGGTAGAGGATGAAACTATTTCTAAAGAAGATGGCAGGGAGCATTTTAAACTGCACAAAATTTCTACGGAAGAGGTAGCAGACGGTAAATATTTAAGTAAGATCATAGAAGATACAGCCGAAAAGCTTATTCACTTTAAAGGCGGGATAGATGTAATAGGCGTTTTATCGGCGGCTATCGCTAAATTTTCCGGCGACATTTCTTCTACTAACTACGTATCAAAGTTGCTAGGATGGATTATCAAGGCTTCCGGTGATGCGGAGTTTAAATCGCTTCGTGTTAATGAATTTTTAGAGGCTGACGAACTAAGATATAACCGTGTGTCTGTTATAGCCGGGGAAGAATGGAACGCGCCGGGCGGCGGTATAATAGAATCAGTAAATACGTTAAGTCAAACCATTACACTTAAACTGGAACCGGGCGAGTTGGCTAGCTTGGCAGTGGATGATATTTGTAAAGGCATATTTAACAACCAAACAGGATTCCAGACCGCCTATTTTCGTATTACCGAAAAACTGAGTAATTCGACCTTTAAATACGTGCTTAGAAGTGGCGCTTCTCGCCATCCTGCTAAGCTAATGCACTTCGTTGCGTATGGTAACTTCACGAATGCGGATCGTCAAAGGTCTAGCTATTCAACTCAAAGCTATTCCCGTTATCTTGTAGGCGTGAGCGATTGGGAAATAAAGGTAGGTATGATTGCTATGCAGCTAGGCGACTTGTCTAACTTAAAGCTATTCGGTCTTGATATGACCGGACATAGTGCGTATTTACGTAATATCTACATGACTGGAACCATCAAACAACTTTCGCAAGATGGGGTTACAGAAGTGCCCGTAACGGCATTCAAAGGGGAATGGAAATCTGGAACATATTTCTATTATGACGAAGTAACACATAACGGAAGTACATATATATGTATTGAAGATAAAACCAATCAAGAACCAAGTGAAACCGCCACAGATTGGCTTAAGCATATTTCTAAGGGCGACAAAGGAGACAAAGGCGATAAGGGTGCAACAGGTGCGACAGGTCCTAAAGGTGAAACGGGACCGACCGGATCGCAAGGTATCCCCGGTACATCTCAGTTCTTCCATGTGAAGTACTCCGCCAACTCGAACGGTAATCCCATGTCTGATACTCCGAACACTTATATCGGTACTGCGGTGACAACTAGCTCGACCGCTCCAACCGGGTACGCCTCATACAAGTGGGTGCAGTTGAAAGGATCGCAGGGACCAAAAGGAGATCAAGGTATCAAGGGACCAACCGGAGCGGACGGCAGGACTACCTATCTGCATATCAAATACTCGGATAATGGTACGACGTTCACGGCAAACGGTGGTGAGACTCCGGGCGCATACATCGGACAATACACCGACTTCACGGCGGCAGACAGTACAACATTCTCCGCTTATACTTGGACGAAGGTGAAAGGCGATAAGGGCGACAAAGGGGATAAGGGCGATAAAGGGGATAAGGGTGAACAAGGAACACAAGGAGCAACAGGATTGCCGGGCGCTCTTATTCGTCCACGTGGTGAATGGAAAGCGAGCACGGCATATGTGAATAACTCTCAATACCGGGATACGGTCATTTATAATGGAAATACTTATTCCTGTAAAACGAGTCATACATCTTCCAGTTCCTTCGACTCTACAAAATGGACTCTATTCAATGAGTTTATTAATGTCGCTACGCAGTTGTTAGTAGCTCAGAACGCAACGATTGACATATTAGGTACATCCGGTTTGTTTGTTGGCAATCTATCTAAAACGCAAGGATGGATGATGAAAGGAGCTTCGATCAAACATAATGTTACCGGGTTAGAATTGACAGCAGACGGAAAAATCGATATCGGTAAAGGGACACTTATACTTTCTGCTAATAATACTATTATTCGCGGGGCATCCGGCGGCGATATAGCTATATTCAAGGAAGTTAACGGGGTTCCTATGATTGATGCGAAAAATATAAATACTACAAACTTGATAGTAACTGATGGCGCAACATTGGGTGCATGGAAGATAGAGAACAATGCCATAAAGTCAAAAAACGCTCCATCTGCTAAAATCTTGTTAGAGGTAAGTGGAACGCGCTTTTTACGTATCAATGAGTACGGAGGGGCTGATAGTACCGCGAATGGAGGTTTCCCATTTCTGCAAATAAGAAATGACAATAGAGACTGTCTTTCATTGTCTACGTACGGAACAAAAGGAAAGGCTTTGAGTATTATAGCAAACTCTTACGGAGGGAAAGCAATAGACAGTTATGGTTCGCATGTATTTGGTCAACGAAGCGGTGAAATTTGGAATGCTCCGGGTGTATTATGGGCGGCGGTGATTAACGACGGCGGCGGGATATCTCGATCATGGGGAAATGGATGCACCGTTAATCGTGTATATCGTGCTAATACGGGAGATTATGTTATAGAACATAATCTTGGTAACGATTATTTTCCTCTTGCAACGGCGATTCATGGAGATTGGACCATAGCATCTTTATCGAGTCTTAATTATGGTTCTTTTCGTGTACAGCTATTTCATAAGGACCAAGGTAACAGAAATTCTTGGTTTGTAGTTGCAATAATGGGCAGAAATAAATTTTAATTAACAACAAATATGAAAATAGACTTTAGAAAAATTGAAGTAACAGACATCGAAGGGAACAAAAGTGCTTTCGATATTAGTAAAGAGCTAGGTAATACTATCTACCAGAAAACCGCCGATCTGGGTGAATTGGAGTTAGCGCAGAGAATCTATAAAAATGGTGAAGTCGAATTGTCGTCAGACGAAGCGGAACGCATCAAGGAATACGTGAGAACTAACTTTGTCGCTGTTGTACAGATAGCGGTTAATGAAACGCTTGCGAAAGAATGATTTAGCACAAAAACATATTATAGAACTATATATTATTAATCACTTAAAAAACAGAGTTTATGAAAACAAAGTATTTAACAGAGAATTTGAGAACTACACAGGTCGAATCTACTGCAAAAGGTGGTGAGTATGAGTATCATGTTTCTTACGTGTATAATGGTAAGAATCTGCTTCGCTTGTCATGTAACATCTATAAGGGTAATGCCGAGAATCAATCCTATTCAGGTTGTATGTCATTCGAAAATGGCGATAAGTCGATGAACTTTCCTGCGGATAGTGATATTATCCCGCATCTTACTATGTTTGAAAATATTTTGAAGGAAGTAAATGAGTCGTTGACTGCCGAATAGAGCTACCTAAAACAGACGAACAAGACTACAAATAAAAGACATGGATGAATGGTTAAAAATCATAGGTGCATTAGGAGGATTAGAGGCGATCCGCTTTACTGTTACTTTTCTAGCAAATCGAAAAACGAACGCTCGAAAGGAAAAGGCTACGGCAGACTCGATGGAGTTGCAAAACTTGCTTTCTATCATTGATAATCTGAACAAGCAGATCGAGCGATACGACGAGCGATTAAAACAACGGGACGAAAAAGTAGACACGATTTATCGCGAATGGAGAACATCGCAAGCAGACTGTCAGAATTGGATGCGCAAATACTACGAACTTGAATTAGTTCTAAAGGATGCAGAACACAACCGATGTGACAGACCGGACAGCGAGTGCAGCCGGAGAACTCCGCCGCGTAGACCGATAACTATTAACCAAAACAATAAGGAGACAACAGAATGAAACACTTCACAATTAAGGAACTTTCTCACTCCGATACGGCATTAGCAAAAGGAATTGATAATTTCCCAACGGCGGAAGCTATCAGTAATTTAACAAAGCTAGTAGACAATGTACTCGACCCGCTACGCGAGAAATACGGTAAGCCGATCCGCGTTAGTTCCGGCTATCGTAGTGCAATTCTTAATCGTAGCGTTAACGGAGCTACATCTAGCCAACACAGGTTAGGAGAAGCCGCCGACATAACAACCGGAAGCAAGGACGAGAACCGGAGGCTATTCGCAATTATCGAAAACGAATTGCTTTTCGATCAGTTGATCGACGAAAAAGATTTCTCATGGGTGCATGTGTCATTCAGAGAAGGACGCAACCGGAAACAAGTATTAAAGCTATGAAACGGCTAATTTATATTATCATGTTGCTAGCGTTAGCAATATGTTTTGTATCCTGCCGGACTCAATACGTTCCTGTTGAGACAGTTCGCACCGAATATAAAACGCGTGATAGTATCCGGTTTGATAGTATTTATCAACGAGATAGTATTTATATACTCGTAAAGGGTGACACGATCTATCAATACAAATACAAGTATCTGTATCGTTACCTAACAACAAATCGTACTGACACGATTCTTAAAACCGATTCTATTCAAACTCCCTACCCGGTCGAAAAACAGTTAAGCCGATGGCAATCTATTAAAATAGAGTTGGGCGGATGGGCGTTCGGTTTGGTTATTGCATTTATCTTGATGGTAATAGGACGAATAGTATATAAACGAAGAAATGGATAATAGACAAGAAAACCCCGCAACGGCTCGAATTGCGGGGTTAGTGTCAAATTAAAACGCATTAGAGTATGCGGATCGAGCCTAATAAGTTAGATATGTCCGATAAAGCATAGTTTAAACGCTCCTTTTCTTCCTCACTAAACTTGCATGGTTTCCCATTGACGATACATCCGTTTATCCTGTTATTTAGCCATTGCCGGGACTTACCGAAATATTTCTTAGCGATATACGACAAAGATATAACGTCTTTAACTTCTTCTAATTGTTTGCGCACGCTGATTTCGTGCTCTATCTCATTTAATTCTTCGTTGACTTCTTTGTATCCGTTAAGGATAAAATCGGCTATAATATTTGCATCCTCTTTAGAGGTAAATCTATTCTTTATTTCGATAAACTTACTCTGATACAGAGCCTCATTCTCCGGTGCCGGATTATTTAGAAGCTCCTGTAATTTTTTTAATTCATCTTTTAAATTTTCCATATTTATAGTTTTAATTCCTCCCATTTCTGGGAGGAAGATTTTTACTTTTCTAGTTCTTTCAATGCTTTCTCAATGTTTTCGATGTTCTTTTCAACTCTTAGTTTTTCATCGAGAATAGCGTTCATTTTCTTTTCGTCCGCATCGCTGTTATTTTCAAAAACAAAGTCGAGCATTTTCTTTTTTGCTTTGTTCTGCATTAACAAGCTAATTAGATAATCTGTTTCGTTACTCAT